TGCAACGCCATCTGGGCTGGCATCTATGGGGTTGAAAGAACATGCTGCAAGCAATTTTTGTGTGTGTTCTTCAATAGCACTTGGTATTAACCCATATTTATCTAAGAGAAAATCATACACAGCTCGCTGGGGTGGGGTGTTGTTTGATTTCCTAAAAGTACCTGCTTCATGTTCTAAAAATACATTATCATAAACGGTACTTGTCTCTAATTGCAACTTTGGTTTGCCAGGTTTTGGTGCTTGTGCCTTGCATAGCAAACGTTCAGACATTATTTTGAAAGCTTTTGCATAGCCATCGTAAAATGGCATGCCATTAGACCAAAACTCAACGCCTTTAGCTAATTGTTCATAGTAATATTTGAGTTGAGGTCGAGAATAAGTTGTTGCTTTCAATGAATAGTGTGACAAAGGATTTAGCCTATCTAATTGTCTGACAATCTTGAATTTCTGTTTATCATCGATTTTGTACGGAATTACAGAAGTCGAACAGAATTGCAGATCTTTGTACAACCCAAATTTGACAAATTTGGGGATGAGTCCTAGACCTGACCAGATCGTTTTAATAGTTTGTTCAAGTCTATCATGGTCATCATATGGAGATACAAAGATTTCATCATCATCACCTGCACAGTGGAAGTCAAACTCAATTATATTCGGATTTAATGAAAATATATAACTAGTGACTGTAGCATTTGTTACGGTATTTGTGAAAGTTGTGTCAGGTGCACCAGAAAATGTTGTGGAGTCAATCATTGCGTCAAATATTGTGACAGATTTGCCATCAATATAAGCTTTTGCTATTAATCTTCGATATCTCCTAGTTGAGACATCTTTGAATAATTCTGGTGTAACATGATGTATTTTTCCATTATCTGCTAGATAAGTGAAGATCTTGTGTGATAGATATTTCATGTGGTGTGATTGGGTTGAGTCCCAGGCTGATCCATCGATACACACTGTTGACGTGAGGCCTTTGTTAAAGAGCTGCTCATAAACCTCTTCAGTGTCTTGCCATGTTTTGGCTGGAGAACCATCTTCTTTCCTTATCTTATAACCTTGTAATTTTCCGTGTAACAATTTCTCTAGAGCTATGATAACAGGCCCCATAATCCATTTCAATATAGCGGGGCATGCAGATATGGCTCGACATTTAGGCCATTTCAGACCTTCTAGAGCTTGTTTCTCGCTTTTTGCAAACAAGGTGAATATTATGGTGTACCACTCAGGTAACTCGAGAACTCCTTTCAAATAGAGCTCATAAAAACCCATAATTTCTTCCTGCTTTTTCTTGTCTTTTAAATGATTTATCCAAGCAGGGACGTCATATGTGAAATTTTTTAACAACGGTAGTATAACGTCTTCAAACACTCTGTCGCAGTGGTCATGATAACCCTTAACTATTTCTGGATTGACCTTAGATCTGTCTGCTGAGGATCTCAACTGTCTTAAAAATGCTGTGAACAACACACGTGGGCATTGTGGATAACATATAACTCCTCTCATGTTGTCAGTTACTGGTAGGACAGTTCTCATTTTGACTTTGTGTTTGCAAGTGCAAATAATGTCTTTGACTTTGGTGTATTGCGTGTAACCAAAGTCGTTTTTCAAGATTGTGTCTTCCCGAAATACGTAGTCGTCTAATTCTTTTTGGAATTGCTCGGGGTTGCAATCCGCGCGCACAACAGTTTCTTTCTGTGTGCGCCCAGTGGGTTGCCAATGTTTTCAATTGCCTTGAGGCAAAACAGCATTCATCTTGTAACCGAAAACTTGTTGGGTAAAAGTGAATGCATCTCTATTATTTAGTACATCTGTGATATCTTTAGCCTCCATCTGATTGTTATAAATTCTACGGTAATCAGTGAGGAATTTCATAACTGTTGTTTTTTCTGTAGGATCTAACTTTCCAGCTTTGACTTTATTGAGCATGTCAAGACCAAGGGAATGTTGGATTACTGTCAATTCTAACAAAGCATTCAATTGTTGTTGTAAAACATATCTGACAACAGCTGCAATGTGTGCAGAAGGCATGCCTGGACATGCTGCAAGCACGATCTTGGAATAATCAATTAATTGGGGCATGCCTACTTCATCAACATTGTATGTGGACTTAAATGTTTTCTGCACAGCGACCATATCTATGTAAAATACTTTTGATTGGCTCTCGTGTAACAAGGTAGCCCAGTAGTGTCTATTGAAAAATTCTTTGTTCTTCATGTGGAAAACAACTTTATAACCATGCTCTTTAAGACTGGCTACACATGTGAGTATATCACCATCTTCAAAGAAGGTTGGTTCGCCTTCAATTTCCT